TCCTTCTGTGCGATCTCCTTCGCCAGATTTACCAGCTCCTGCTGCTTTGCATCTAATGTAAAGTCCATTCTCGTTCCTCCATGAAATCAAAGTGCTTCTTCTGCCAGGGCTTCCCCCTAAAATTTTACTATATTGCTATTATTATAACAGATATGCTGGGCTTTCGGATGGAAAAATATAAAAATACTCGCCGAATCCACTCCTCCATCTTCCCGGAGGCCGCCCTGTCTCCCGTACCTTTTTCCGTCAGCTCCTGCACCTAGGCTTTGCCGCCGTCCTGCTTCCCTAATGCTTCGTACACTTCTGCCAATGTCATAATAAGAACCTCCCGTGTTCCTCACTCTTTGGGCTTCTATCCCAATAAAAAAGGCCGTTCTTTAACGCCTGCGGCTGGGCTCCCGTCCCTTTGGAAAGGCAATAAAAAAAGCACCCACAAGAGCGCTTTAGATTGTTAGATATCCCTCGGCAGGCGTCGCCTCTCCTGCATCTCTTTTGACCATGAAGGTGCGTGGTTGCAACGAAATTTACCACCTCGAGGGATTTCCATGATCATTATACTCCATTTATTCTTTTGAGTAAACATTCGTCTTCATCCTCAGATAATTCTGCAACCTTGCCTCGTTAATCTTCCAACCGGTAATAATCGAATGCTTTACTCCCGGTTTATCCTCAGCTATCGCGATTCTTAAAACAATGTTTATTAGTTCACCCTTCACTTCTGCTAATGTCATAATAAGAACCTCCCGTGTTCCTCACTCTTTGGGTTTCTATCCCAATAAAAAAGGCCGTTCTTTAACGCCTGCGGCTGGGCTCCCGTCCCTTTGGAAAGGCAATAAAAAAGCACCCTTTCGGATGCTTAATATTCTGTGACGCGACCATTTTCATCTGGTTCTGGGTCTTTGAAGAACTCTTCATAACTCTTTCTAGCTTCAGGCGGTGCGTCCTTTGCAAGCCTCAGTCCGCCATATTTATCTCGATAATACCATTTAGGATTAGTTAAAAAATGCGGCATCTTTCTGTCACCGCACATCTGTCTTTTCTCCATTATTCCACCTCCTCAACCATTCTTCTAAAGCCTTCCCTAACACATTAGGGCTCCCACAACGCATATTTGCATGACATTCAGCAAAAACTCTCGTGGGCTTTCCTGTCCATAATCAGAAAGCCAATTTTTGTAGGTTCTGTTTGTAACATTTGAATCAATCGTCCTAGCAATCTTAATGATTTCCTTCTTAATTTTTCCTGTTTCTTTAAGATATGCAGACTTCACATCGTAGTCACTTACACCTGCAATACGGCCATAAACCGCAACCGTTTCAATAGCATGCCCCAGCTCATGGCTCATTGTATAATGCAATGCTTCATTTTCACTAGCTGGTATTTTGAAATTGCTTTTAGCTTGTCTATCTACAGCCTTCTTGATTACTGCCTTGTCTTGGAATGAATTTTCATCTATAGAAATATCAATGCTCTCCCCACCTCGGAAATAATATGAAGTGGCTCCATACGCTCCACTTAAAGGTTCAGCCTTTAAATTCAAACCATGTGCTTTGACATATTCAGCAAATTTAGGGTTGCCCTGCAGCACATCTACGGCTTCTTGCTTCATCGCTACACGAATTCCTCTTGGTATAGCGGAAAAATCACAACTAACGCCAGCATCTTTAAATGCCTTCGTAATCTTGCTCTCTTGAATTATATCATGAGGAATACGACAAGTCATTATTTTGGAAAAGAACCCTTTGATGTACTTTCTCCAATCACCGCCTTTATCTACGTTCTTCGCTCCATTTTCACCTAGTAATGAAGTACGGTGTGACTTGCTAAGGCTCTTGATATATTCCATACCACCATCAAGAATTCGGTCTTTGTGTGTCTCACTCTTCAATCTGCTTGAACCCTTGAACACTGGAACCGATCGGCACATACAATTCGGATGAACTGGCAGGGATGGTACTTTATCTTTCGGGAAAATGCCTTCCCCCATGCTCCACAAATCAGCACGGGCGTACAGGTCACAAATGTCATCGCATGGATGGCGGCTCGAAAGTTTCCACTTGAAAGCCACACAGTCGGGATCATGGGCATATGGGTACATGACCCCATCCATGTAGGCTCTCGCCTTCTCAGTGCAGGCGATTCGTTCCGCAAAGTATCGCGCTCTCTTGGACGGCCACGTCAATGGCTGTATCTACCATCTCCTCATTGCCCTTTGAAATAGCGCCTATTATGTCATTGCAGGCCGCCTTGAGTCCCTGCGTGGATAAATTTTATCTATGTTCCTTTGCGCATCGCGCAGGGTGCGTTTGAACGCGTTCCCTGGGTAGTCTTTAGACAGAGCAGGCTGCAGAAGGCGGCGAGCGTGCTTTGGCTGTACCGTCAAACCTTGATGACAGGCAAATACTTTTTTCTAACGAAGAAGATGATGAAGCCAGTCACACTGCATCAAAAAATGCCATCCCGTCATGCGCTGCGGAATGGCATTTTCTTGATTTGGTAAAAGTATTGGTAGAAGTGATGAATTTTATGCGAATTAGGTAGAAAAAAGAAAAGCCCGAAGTCTTCGATAACTTCGGGCGAAATGTCTGGTGGTCCTTCACGTCATGGGTACAAACACAATTACCTTCAAAAAAAATTATTTTTCTCTAAATATAAGAATAGCATAAAATCTCCGATTCCCCACTTGCAAAATAAAAAAGGACGTCTTGATTTAACAATATGCTAAATCAAGACGTCCTTTTTATTGCCCTCCTATTTCTTAACCAACGCATACAGGAGCCCGCTGGAAATCGCAACCCACAGATCGCGCTGGCGCTCCTTTACTCTAATTTTGTGCTTTTCCTCTTTCTCTAACTTGGTCAAGTATGCATTGGCATTTTCCAATGATTTCTTCGTCTCTTCGTTCGCTGCTTTGGAGCTGCTGATTTCCTCTTTCAATTTTTTCAGCTCTTCCCTCTGCTGATCCAGCAAGGTCGCTTGCTCGGTCAAGACTTTCTGCCGTTCTTGACTGTGAGCTTTCAGCGTTTGTAAGTTCGTTCCTAACTGTGTCAGCTCGGTCTCGGATATCTGATACATCTCCTCGGCCTGCGAAGTAGAACCAGCCGCCAGCCACAAGGAGCACGCCAGCAAACAGATACATAACCTTTTTGTGTTCCACATTATGCCCTCCTTAGTTAAAGATGATTTCGACTTTAAACTGTTTACCTAGATTGGCAGCAGTAAACATGCTGGATATATTTGTCGGAACACGTTGCACGTAAGTGTAAAATCCTATATTAACGCCGCGGTAAGAGATTTTGCCCACTGCCAAATTAACCGTTACCCCTGTTTCCATAGGTGTGATATTAAGGCTGATATTATAACTACCACTAGTAACACCCTCTTCCAGGAAGGCAATATCAAGCCAACCACCATAATAAGATAACATTACTAAAGTTAATGCTCTGCCATTATGCTCAACGCTGCCTGTAACCTCACCATAGTTGCCGTTGTTGCGACTATACCCATATTGACCGCTTTGCCGACCCATCGTCATTAAAAACATGTTATCCCCGGGCTCTCCGCCGCCACTGCTGCTGGCAGACCGTTTAACAAACATCATGCGATTAAGTCCCATTATTCCCACCTCAAGTCAGTTTGGTCGCCTGTACAATGCTGGTCAAACTGCCGTAGCTGTCCTTGGTCATAAGGATGTTGAGCAGCAGGCCTGCGCTGGTGATTGCTAAGTCGGAAACAGCACCGATATATTTAATCGTGCCGCCGTTGGTGATGGACAGCGCATAATCACCACCAGCAGTGATGTAGGCCGTAAACACTGTTGACTGATTGCTACCGAGCAGTGCTGATAACGTCGCAAGGTTAAGAGTAAACGCACCAGTCGCATAATAAGATGCTGCTGACGTAGATGGGCTGACGGATGATGTACTTCTGTACGGTGCGGAATACTGCTCATAACCAAGAGTTGCCAAATTAAATGTCTGTTGTGCTCGCCAAGTGTTTTGTCCGGATGTTTTAACATAGCCATCCAAAGACTGATGCTGCGTCAGATACCCGCTGTCATTTGTCAGCTGTGATACTTTTGTTGGTACATCGGATTTCTTGGCAAATTTCCCGTTCATCTGCGTACATAGCTTTCGAATAGCATCAAACAGTGAGTCTTTGTAAGTGCTCATGCTAACACCTCACTTATACAATAGTTTCGTTGACGATAGCTGTAATTTCCTCATCCGTCGACAGCGGGAAGTCGTTAAGCTGCATATATTTCTTATCAGCATCAGCAGCTTTGATATAAGCAGACAAGTCAACCACGCCGGACAGATTATCCCATGCATTGCCATTCCAAACTACATTATCTCCGGCTTTAATTTCGTGAGAAGCATCAGCCGCTACGACGTTGTATACATCGCCTACCGCATTCCCGTTAACGGGGAGATCCGCATAGGTGTTCACGCTCCCGCGGTACTTGTAAACGGTTGTGATGTCTGTTTTTTTCGCATAAGTACGATCTATATCGGCGCTCTTTGCGTAGAGAGACAGGTCCATTTGTCCCTGAATAGCGGAAATCGTACCGTCTTCGGAAATCGTCACATTATTGCCCGCCTTGACACCACCGATGGTGCTTGCTGTCGGTGCCGGAAGAACGTAGTTATTCGCTCCTGCTGCTATGCCTGCGAGCTTTGCTTTTTCTGCGGCAGTATAATCATTGGTAGAAAGGCCTTTCCCGGTTTCCTTCCTGACAAAAAGGCTATTCAGCTTTGCAATCAAAGCGGTCATAGCAGCAGCAAAATTGGATTTTCTCAGAATTTTATCATTAGTAGCCATGTTATTCTCCTTTTAGTAGATTATCAAAAATATCATCAATGACAGCCACGCATTCCGCATCGGTTGCATAATCTGCCACGAAATCACCAGTATCAGCCGGAGTTAACACACCAGTTAAAACTCCTACGGCAGACAGGACTCCCGTAAGTGTTGCGTTATCACTCATCGGAAAGTCACCTCTTCTGTTAGTTTCAGCATGTGTGGTGGAATCACAGTCGCGACAAATCCATCAGGCCGGCGCAATTCGACATCATAGTAGTATGTTCCATACGCCAGATTATCTGTCTCTCTAGGAACAATGGTGATGCAATTATTAGCAGCCGCTTTTTGGATAACGATTTCCTCGTCATTTGGCGATCTTTTTACGGTAAAAAGCACCTGATCATCCGGAGTGATTTCGTAGTCAGTACCGTCTTGATTTTTGATTTGCAGTCTGAAAGTAGCAGTATCTCCTCTTGTCAGACTAATTCCATTGTTGACCACCTTCAGCACAATATCACCTCATCAGTACCATTCACTTAAATCATATTTCCGCCCATCAATCTCAAAAGAATCAGTATATTGCCAACCAGCAAGGATTCTGCTCGGGAAATAATCATGGAAATCACATGCACCGGCATATTGGGCAATCCATACGGGTACATAATCAGCTAGATCATCAAGATTCATGCAGTCTGTGATAGTAGACAGACTTGCATAGATTCCGGCAGAATAACCCGCTGCATTGCATGCGGAAATAAATGCACTACAGATGGCGGTCACATCTTCCCTATCCTGCCCAATGACTTCGGGCGCTTCCACGTCAAACCAAATTCCCAAAGGCGGTGCTCCATATCCCAGCGCATTTAAAGCCTCAATCACTCTATCAGCTTCTTCCTCTGCTCGTGCTGTTGTTTGTGCATGAGTGTAGCAGTATACTCCCCATGGCAATCCTCTAGCCTCTGCGCCTGCGATATGCTTACCGTGCAAGCTACTGAGTGTTCTGCCTTCGGAAATCTTCACAATCGCACCACCGACTCCTGCGGCGATGAGATGAGACCAGTTAATGTGATCATTCCAGTCACTTAAATCAGTTACCAGCATTCGTTATCCTCCTTTTTCCAACGTCCCTTTATCCAATCCCCTACGGTAAACAAAAAGGCTGCCACGTAAATAACAACCCATTCTTTTAATTTCATGTTGGACTCCTCTTTTTAATTACTGCAGCTAAATTATGGACCATAGACACGCCAGCATCGTCCAGGTTTTCCACGATGCTGAGAAGCTCAGTGGATGCCAGGTAGGCAATCACGATCTGTGCAAAATTGACATGACCCACAAGGATATCGGCTAGACCGCCAGCAATCACCAAAAACATATAAGCAAAGATTTTCCCTGCAAACTGCGTTTTCATTTCATGGCTATTGATGATACGAGCCCGATGTGCCGCTGGAATGCCTCGGATGGAATCAACCAGCGAGGGCTTTTCCACGTTGTTCTCAATCAGCCAGTGATAAGACAGGGCGATAAATTTGGCGAACAAGTCAAGAGCCACCAACACGGCGAATGCAGTAAAAAGCATGATGTGCTTCGACATGGCGATGAGTAAGATCCCCATAAAAATTTTGTAGGGCCAGCCATCCGGGATACTGCAAATCGCACGATCGGCGGAATTGTAAATTTGAATGAAGATTTCAGTCATGTTTTATCCTCCGCATCTTTCTTTTCTTCCGTTTCATCTTTGGGTGTCAGCGGCTTCGATCTGATACATTTCACATTAGTGCAAAGTCCAGTCTTGTTATTCATCTTGCGATGGCAAAGGAAACATCTTTCCATTTAAATTGCTCCTCTCTTTTCTGCGTATTCCGCAACCAGTTCTTCTCTTTCAGCTTTGAGGTCATTGTAGTAGTCCTCATCTTCTACGGCTTTTGCTTTCGCCATTTCTGTTTCGATATCACTGATTTTCCTAGCATATTCAGAATCAAGTGCCGTCAGTTCGGCTTCTCGCTTCTCTTCTTCTGTCGGTTCCGGTTTAGCCTGATATTCTCCATCTTTATACAGCAAATCACCTTGCAGGGCTTTGTTGTAGGTCAAAGCGTCTTGCACAACATGGATTTTATCCGGATATTCTGCCTTCGCTTTGGCCTGCAATTCTTCCACCGTGTCACCATGTACGCCAGTTACAAAGGACGTTACTCTTTCGCCTGCTGCGTCATAGATAGACAAATAGGTAAGTGTGGGGTTAGCGATTGAAACTTCCATCTCACTATCTCCTTCCATTAAAATAACCTCCATCAATATGATTGGAGGTCTAAAAAATGAAAAATCCAAATGGTTATGGAACTATCAAAAAATTGTCAGGAAACAGGCGGAGGCCATTCGTATTTATGATCTCTGCGAATGGCAAACAAAAAGCTATGGGCTATTTCGCCACTAAGCTGGAAGCTATGGCATATCAGGTTGACTATAATCAAGCTCATGGTCTGCACCGCCTTTCGAAAATTACATTTGCAGAGTTATACGCAAGATGGATGCCTAAACACATCTCATATGCATCGGTTTCAAAATCCACCATCAACGGTTATGAGTGTGCGTATAAGCATTGTGCATCACTGTATGATTTACCAATAGCAGATATCAAATACAGCCACTTGCAAGCCGTCATCGATGATATGACTAATCTTTCTTATGCCAGCAAAAAGAAAGTGCGTAATTTGTTATCCCTACTCTTCGCCCATGCCAGAGAAATGGAGTATACCACTCGTGACTTTACAGGGTTGATAAAAATCGGGAAGAATCACCCTGTGAATCCTCATCAAGCAATCAGTAAACGGAAGGTGAATCAACTATGGAAAATTGTAGATACTCCAGACGTTGATATCATCTTAATACTCATCTATACAGGCATGAGAAATGGCGAACTCCGCAACCTCTTAAAACCGGATATCAATAAAAAGCAGAAATATATCAATATTCGGAAATCTAAGACTGCTGCTGGAGTCCGCATTATCCCCATCCATAGTAAAATATGGCCACTCATTGAAATACGCTTGTCGTCCCCGGGTGCCTATCTCGTATGTACTGAAGACGGCCGTCCTTATACCTACACAAAACTTTCTAGAGTTTTCTCTCGAATTATGGAAGCAATAAATGGGCAAAAGCACAAATTACATGATACCCGTCATACCTGCGCTACATGGCTAGATAATGCCGAAGTGAATGACAACGCCCGGAAAATGATCCTTGGCCACGCTAGACATGACGTAACCAACGGAGTATACACTCACAAGAACCTAAGGCAACTACGTAAAGCCATCGAAAAGATTTGATACTAACCTGCTACTAACAGAATAATCGCCCATTTGAAAAGTACCACGAGTATTGTATGTATCGTGATACTTTTTTGTTGCTAGGATTCTTGCGATTTCTAGGATTTCATGCGAATCGACAATTCTAAGATAGCTGTAATTATCGGCTTTTCTGCCATTCTACGGAAATCATTTTCTACAGGGTGGATTTAGCTCTGGGTATATAACTTACCCGATAGCTTTTTCTTCCTTTTCATCGGTAGTCGTTCAGGGGAAGCAGTCCGGAGGCGCGTGTGAGTTTCGTGTATGGAATACGTCTAAAACCGGCTTTCAGACCGCGGCGGATCGCGAAACTCAAGGACTATTCTGGATAGCTATCGGCTACTAAACGATACCGAACACTAGCCAATTGTACGGGAAACCTTTGGGGTTTGATGCAGCTGTATTGCTGATATTTACCTTCGAATCTTGCGTATACCAGTTATAACCCCAGACGCCGCTATTGAGCGAAAATGCAACGGTTAATACCTTAGACAAAGATAGTGGATAGACAAACGAACTACCACCAATTCCACCCTGTATAATTATCGGGATCGTCCCTCCCAGCTTCACCCACCATGCATTAGCGTTTGACACATCGCCCGCAACTACGCCAGCTGCCGAGAGATCATCCGTATCGAGAAACCGTTTGAACGGAGTGTCATTGATTGCGGCTTCACCATTCCCACCCCGGTGAAACATCTTTCCGGTAGGATGCTCTATCCAAAGCTGCGCCGATTCAGCACCTTTATCCGCCGGAAGGTTGAGAAGTTGCCCGTACTGTGTCGGCTGGCTTGCTATTTTATCTTTCTGAGTAAAGTAGCTCATAAACACGCCCAGTGTGTTAAGTGCGGCGTTTGTGGTCGGCAGTGTCGGGTTTACCCCCAGCCTGTGCAGGTAGTCCCACAATCCTGCATCCCCGTCCAGAGTGACTGCTTTGCCAACGGTTATATTGGCTAATGAATCGGTTCCTGTACCACCATGAGCTACCGGAAGAATGCCGGTGACGCCTCCGACTACTGTCTTATCAGCTGCGTTAAGCGTTCCTGTTTTTTCGCTCGCAAGATCTGTTTTGATTGTCCTGCCCAGCATGGCAGGCGTTACGATTTTCGACGTGTTCGTCCCCGCTGTGACTTCTGCCTGTGTTGCGTAGTCAATCGTGCGATACAGCATCGCCCATGTGACGGTGCCGTCGGCCATGGTGTGCCCCGCACTGCTCCAGACGGGTTCCGCACTCGCGCTTGTCCCCGCGGTGACCACTCTTGCGACAACGTTCGCTGGCATGTTCGGACTTTTGACTACCTGCCCGGTTCTATAAAATGTGCTCGGCTGCCAAAGCTCGTCTGCCACTAGACTGGATAACACGGAGTGCTTGTTTTTCTCAAATTCGATATACTGCTGTTCTGTAGTGCCCTTCGAAGGATTCTCTGGGTCGGGATAATCGAACATGCCCGCGGTGGACTGTAATTTCAATACGTCTGCCATTTTTACCTCCTATAAAACTGTTTCGTTGACGAACCCCTGCCATGTAATATCGGCTGTACCTGCCACCTGCTGGCCATCCTCATTCAGTAAGGCTATACGGCATGGCGTGCGGGATAGTATCTTTGGATACATGACAACGCCGCTCCCTTGCACGGCGTCGATGCGCACGGCGGTGGTCATGTAATTCGGTGTCGTGATGGGCAGCTCGATGCCAGCAGCCGATACGTATAAATCTTCGAAGTGCTCTTGCCTGTCAGGTACGTCGATATAAGCGTGCAGACTCTTCACGATGGTTTCTTGCACGCTCGAATTTTTCGCCACGATTTTGACTTGAATCGTTGAGCCTGCCTGTACCAGCACCTTGTCTGACCACTGCTTCCAAAGCTCCTCGGCGGTGCTGCCTTTGAGGAGCTGTCGGTAGTACACAATGGCGGGGCCTTCTATTTCCATAGTCAGCCAGAGCTGCCCCGAGGCAGGTGCAACAAATTCTCCCATCACCTCGTAGATCGAGAAGCCTGTATCCCACATGTACGCAGCGGGCTTCGTCCATAATCTTCTACCGGCTTCGTGCCACATGGTAGATGTATTCTTCGCATGGATATAGCCGTCACTTGCCAATACAAGGCCGCTGGTTTCAATGTCTGCCCAATGATCCGCGCCGAAATCCTTGTCGAAAAGCACGTTTTCCTGCAATAGGTCGCCCATCTCCAGCAGGCAATAGGTGAAATTCTTCGACTCATTCCCATTCTGATCCACGGCTTTAATCATGACGGCATGCGTACCCGGTCGGATGGTCTGTGTCTCATACGGCTGGTTCGTGATAAGTCCTTCTTGTACGGGTATCCCCGTATCCCAGTTGAGCTCCTTACCTTGTGTGTATTTGAGCATGAATCCTGCTACGTCATTTGGTTCAGGGTAGGTATATTTCCACCAATAACGGCGAATGCCACTCGCCAGCTTCTCGGCGTTCAGGGCTGTGACGTCCGGCGGTGGAATCTGCACCGAGACAGGCTTAAACGCATACGCTTGCACGTCAGCCAAGCTCTGTTCCATGCCGCCGAAGATATTGAAGGCCGTGAATTTGAAATAAACGGGCTTGCCAATATAAGAATCAGCAAGGCCAGACTTCAGGAAAGTTTCGTCACACCGGGCAATACTTGCCCCCTTTACGTGGTAATCTGCTTCACTGCCGAATTGTCCACGTATCAGTCCAGAAAGTCTCCACGTCCCGTCTTCGAGGAGTTCGGCCGTTTGATAAGATAGTGCCTCCCCGTCAACGTACATGACCGTGTCACCGTTCTTGGCACTTTCCGCATCCGCGGAGGTGAAGGCGTCTTGATTGAGTGCCATTTCGAGGGCAGTGTCTTCTCTGTTCAGCGGTTTCGTCAGCGTCCCATAACGTGCGCGGTTGTCGATGGTTCCCAGCTTCTTGTAGTACTGGTTAGTATCCGATACCCAGACGGAGCAGCCACCCCAGTTGGGATTTTTGCCCCATGTACCAATCCATACCTCGTTATCCGCACTTGTCATGAGTTCTGGCGGCTGGAATATCATTGGCGATTCGCAGATGCCGGGATCCGGGTTGAAATCAATAAGCGGGCGCTCGTTATCATGAACGTTGTACTCCGCCCCACTATACACGCCCTTTGCTCTCGAAATCGCTGTGAAGGTGATGATGCCGTCAGTGCCCTCTGTTGCGCTGTCAATCATAGCCGGCTGGTTTTCTATCCCCATGAGCGGGTCATTCAGCATGACAAGGTCACCGGGTTCTAATCGGCAGAAGGCCCAGTCTAACTTAAAGGTATATTTCACCCGTTCGTATTTGTTTTTACGGCACAGTTCCTCCGCCAGCCTGACGGCGCGGGTCTTGGTATACAGGTAATGTGCCTGCGTCGTTGACGCCTGCCGCACCCCAAATTCCTTGATGTCGTCATTATCCTGGTAGTTGACGATTTCTTTTTCGTAGGCATTCGCGCGGTTCAGAAATTCCACAGATATGCGGTTGTAAATCTCCGATGAATCCTTGCGGCTATATGAAACACACACACCGCCGGTCTGTGGGATGAAATCATCCGGCGTCAGGTTATATCGAATTGTTTTGTCCGGTTTCCATTTCCCCACGGGGCGGTCAGCGCGCGGTACAATCTTTAGCCGGTTATTTGACCAGAAGATATAAGCGTTGGTGATGTTGGCGATGTCATTGATGATCTCTCGGGCTGCCTTCGCGTCCAGTTTATCGGACGGCGTAGAAATCAGCATGTCTGCTTCCTTACAGTACTGCCTGTAGTTCTCTATCCCGTCGATTTCTATCCCGCCAAGGCCGATTTTGTTCAGCACATAGAGGATATAGTCGGCGGGGTTCACGTCTATCCCGTCCCCCGTTTCCAGTAGCTTACCTTTCACCTCGAAATTGTAGGACGGCATGGAGCCGCTATCACCAAGATCGATCACACCGGCCATATAAGCCAGCCCGCTATAAGCGAGCGCCTTGTCCGGATGCTTCCCTGCCGTGTACGCCCATGGCTTCTGATCTTCTTCCCCATCAAAAAGCGTGAGTCCAATGTCCCCATTGGGATACTGGTATAGGCTCTTGTCCTTCCACATTTTGCCGATGCCGGAAATTTGCCCTTCGCACAATGCGAGGATCACCGCCACAGTATAGGTGTAAGTGATGGTCGTTGTCCTTGACCTGCCACCTTTGCCGCTCTTCTGGCTCTGCCGGTGTTCGTGTGCGGTGAAGTCATCGTAATAGATGACATTCGGAGAGATGCGCGTCGTACCAAGGATCTCTGGGACGGTTGCCCCATATTCGGCCGTGGAGACAGTGAAGCTGGAAATCTTATTTTCCCGTATGGTCGTGTTATGGCCACCAAATAAGCCCATGACTACCTCCTAAACCGATACACACCATGCAGCCGCGATTTCCCTTTGGCTGTCAGAAACATGACGTCATTGACATCTGACAGGATGACGCCACGTTCCACCATGGCATGGATGACACGTCCGTCCCCCACATACACTGCGCCATGCGACACGCAGCGGCCAAACTTGTATAGCAAAAAGTCCCCTGGCTGCATCTCATCCACGGGAACTTCTGCACAATATCTTTCTACCACTTTGAGGAACCATTCCTCACCATGGTGCAAATGCCACTCATTGGAATACGGGGGGATCTTGATGGTCCCACGCTTGATGTATCCCGCTCCTTCGAGGCAGGCGATGAGCAGCATGCCGCAATCAATACCCTTGCCCTTAACCTTCGCCTGGTTCACGTGCGGCGTCCCAAGCCATGTGTAGGCCTCTTCTACGATAGGATTCACAGTAACACCTCTTTCAATGGGACAAACGGCGCGATGACGGACGCAGAGTCTTCTTCTTTACTTGATGACACAGTGCCGCCGCTATTGGCATACGTACCTTGCGGGTAGAACCTGCGCCGCGGAAATTCCTGCGACATGCCCTGTACTTTACTCTTTACCGTGAGCTTCATAGCTAGGCCGCCGCAGGACTTGACCTCTGTCAGTCCAGAAAACAATCCTACGGCTCCCATTGCGTTTCCATCTAAATCAAAGAAACAGCGGCTCATGGCAAGCGTCGCCCGATCGAATGCTCCGTCATGCGCCGCTAGGAAGATCGGCTTGTCGCCCAGCTTGTCCTCGATAGTCGCATAAATAGATACCGTCATGGAATCAACGGAAACAACATTGTTCAGCTTCGTCTGCTCTCTCTTTAGCATGATCGCATTATGTAGGTACGTATGCCCGCCGTAGGTCACATCATGGTCGGCATCGGTGAAATAATAGGCAGTCCCGCTAAAAAGTGTGAGAACATACAAATCACACGACACCATTTCCTTCTGCGTATTGAGATACTTGGCCAGATCTTCTGTTACGCTTTTCATCGGACCACCTTCAATGCGATAGAGCACTCAAATAAATTCACGAATTTCTGCTTTACTGTGATACTCTTCTTCGCGAATACCACCTTCCACCAATAATCGTAAGTCGCCGTGACAACAGTCCCCGTGTTCGGCGGATGATTGAATACAATCGCCCCGCGATCGATGGTGTACTCCTGCGCCGTGCGCTCCGCCCCGTCTACCCATACCGTCAGCTTATCCGCATAATACGTCGGTTCCTGCTGGCCATGCATGTTTGCCGTCAACTGATAAGACCCATCGCCGTTCCTTGCCAGCCGCACTTTCTCGCAATGGTAGTTCTCCGCATCCTTGTAGAAGAATGGAATAAGCGGCCCCTTCACGCGGGAACGGAATGCGAAGAGCGTATCTTTCTCTTCTGCCGTCAGAGCCGGAAAATCGATGGTAAACTGCCAGCCCGGAAGCGTCTGCGAAGTGATGACGCGCCGCTTCCCGCTGGCAGTCGTCTGCTCCGCCACGTCCCAGTCGTCCTCGACCTGCGAGGACCACTTCACACGTCGGGCATTCAATGGAAATAAAAGATTCGCCATTTACCACACCCCCGCGTCCGTCGTAAAATCTCGTGTCCCATCGAAAAGCATCTGCTTGATGGAGTCCATGCCGCCGCCTCGAAGGAAATCCATAAAAGACGATGCGTCCATGGCCGATACATTCAGCGTCACGCTGCCACCGCTTCCTGCTACGCCCATGGCCGGTGTTCCCACCTGCCCGCCTTCTGCGTAGTGGGGGCTATTGAGGGTATCCAGATAGGCCGTGCCTAAGCGCTGTACCGCCGCTGCGTTGATGACATACTCCCCGTTGGAAAGCATCGCTGGGATAGAATCCGACGTCCCGGTTCCGGGGCCGGTAATCAAGCCGCCGGTCGCCTTCTTCTTCGAGACGCCAAATACTGTTTTATTCGCCGCATCTGCAGGCGTCATCCCACTGGCCAACATAGGAAATGCAGAGTAAATCGCGAATACAGCCAGCCATTCCGTCAGGATAGAGACGGCATTCTGGATGATTCCCCGGACAAAATCGCCCAGTGCCTCTTTCGCTGTCTTCGCGCCCATGATGAAGTCAGCCATGGCAGACCCCATAGATTTCCCTACAGTTTCCGCATAAGACTTCATTTTATTGGACCACTGCTCGCCGATAGAAAGCTGCTGAATTTCGGCTTCAGACGTTTCCGCCAAAGTCTCTTTGTACTGCTCGGCGAAGGCCTGCAGGGTCTCTCCTTTGGTGGCCAATTCTTCCTCCAGGTCTTCGGGAGCCATCTGCAGCAGCTTGGCCATTCCGTTCAGAGCTTCCTCTTCATTCGGATTCGCCATGGCCACGTCTACATCATTCAGGCTTTCGTTCAAAGTCTTTTTGATTTCCTTGATACGCGCTGCCACTTCGTCATCCGTGCCCAGAATGTTATCCAGTAACGTCTTGGTCGCTTCTTTGTTCTGATCGTACATGTACTGGAATTCCTGTGATTTGACCTTGGCCTCATACAGCTTATTCTCTGCATCGATCTGCTCATTGATGGAGTGAATCACCTTGTCACGGATTTCCGCGTCGGCGATCTTTCCCGCAACTTCCAGCTCGTTGTCCCAACCGGTCAAAAGCTTGTCGTGCGCGTCTTTCAGCCCCTGAAGAGAAATCCGATTTTCTTCCGCCTTCTTATTTTCGCCAACAAGCATAGCTGCATTGGCCTTAGCCAATTCGATAGAGGCCTTAGCCAAGGCCTGCTTCTGTTTGTCTGCGTCGGCATACTTCTTAATCAGCGCGTCAATCTGCCGTTCTTCTTCCCTTTCTTCTCGAGAAACGGACGCGCCGCCGCCGGAACGACCTCCACCGCCGGAACGACCTACACCGCCTCCACCGCCGGAGCGAGCCCCACCCGTGCTGCCGCCACCGGATGCACGCTGTGTCGGGCGGAAATTATTCTCCTCCGAACCAGTATCCGGTGCACCGGGAAATTCATTGTGCCAGCCCACATCAATACCAGCAGAAATCTGTTGGCCAAGAGATCCGAGGATCTTAGATAGGATGCTGAAGATTTTCCCCAACGGCTGTAGGATCGGAGATAGTGCATTGGCGATTCTTACCCCAAGGCTTCGAAAGGCCGCATACATCTCATGCGCCATCATGATAACGACCTTGATGACGTTGATAATGATCTGCATGCCGTCGCCGACTAGACTTAATGCATAAGACGCGATGTCCCCGAAGTCAGAAAAAATACTGACCCCGTCGCTTCGTATCATATCCAACAGATCCTGCGTGAATTCAATCAACTTCTGCACGATTTCGGACTGGTCGAATGCATTCAAGATCGACAGCCCGATTTCTTCGCAGCAGGCACTCAGGTTCCCTGTGACGTCTTCCCATGCGTCATCGATGTTCTGCTTCGACGTTTCCATGGAGCCATCGAATTCATGCATGTAATCGGCCAGCGCCGCAACAGCATCACTGGCTTCCAGCGTGCCCTCTTCTACGGCCTGCATGGCGTCGTCCCCACTCAGTCCGAGAGAGGAAAATGCCTCATCCAGATTTATACCCGCTGTTTTTAAAGCAACGAGCTGCCGATTCGTTAATTCGCCGGTTGCCTGAATACGGGAAATGGCATCGACAAGCTGCTGCGCGCCGCTGGCGCCCTGTCCTAAACCAGCCGCCGTATCGGCACACTGACGGATCAGATCTGCAGCGTTCTTTGCTGAATACCCCAAATCAATGAGCTGGACCATCATCTGATTCAGCACTGCGGGATCATACGTGAGATCACGCGTGAGGTCATTAAAGATTCTGTAAGAGGTGACGGCGTCATCGACGTTGTACTTCATTGCCGCGAACTGTGCCACAGTAGACTGCGCCGCCGCACCGGCTTCAAAGACGGACGCCACAAAGTCAGCGAGTGCGGTAACGACGTCACCAGCAAGGTCAGCCGCCATCGATACCAGATTAGAAGTCAGCATGCCGATTGCCGTATTCATAACGGACGAAGCATTAACACCCTCGAGCATGCTTCCGGCCAGAGCCTTGAGCGAGGTGCTGGAACCATTTGCCACTTCTGCCTGCTTCAATGCGCTATTGTAGGCTTCCTTGATCGCCTTCGAATAGCGTTTATTCGCTTCGGTCTGAATATTGAGCTGCTGCTGCAGGTCTTGCAGTGCAGCCCGCTGTTCTTCGGTGGCTTTCGTGCCATTCTGCGTTTCTCGCTCCAGATTCTTCAGTTCAGCTCTCAGCGTTTTCGCATTCTGCTGGCCGCTGGCGAGCGATGAATTCAGCCGTTTCAGCCCGGCGTCTTCCACTGCTACGGCTATATCGATCTTGGCTTCTGCCATGTACTCACCTCCTACAGGTTCACCTTGTCTTTCAAATACTTATCAACTTCGGCCGCATAGTATTCTTCTATCGCGGTTCGGTTCGATTCATAATAATTGCCTCTGGCGGGATACGTCGGGCCCTTTTGCCCTTTGCGCTTCCCGTACAGAATGACGCGCCCGAAGGCGCCGGTGTTATACCAGCGCGCAAAGTAGTTGGCGTACACACGGACGCCAATGCCGGACGCCTGCACCTCGAAACGCCCCCGGATAAACATCCCATCGGTCAGCGCCTTGCCGCCAAATGCCGTTCGGGGATGAGTATGTGCAATGAATAGCCGAACCGCCTTCCGGGCCTCATAGGACGCGTTGACGACGTCCTGATGAAATCCGCGATCCGTATATTCCTGCACCTCATCTTTCAGTTCATCCAGCGTCATTTCTTATTCCCCTTCCTAGCCCGCAGCCGCTACGAATCCAGTCATCTTCTTCGGTTCGCCGACGCCGGTCGCAGACAGTTTTTTCTTGATCATATCCTTACCATCAGCGGTGATTTCCCAAGACTTAGGGACAACTACCAGGGACATATATTCCTTGGTATCCAAGTCGACGACTGCAATATTGAGCGCGCCTTTTTCGGCAGTGATCGCATCGTCAAGCAGGAATTCCTCGATCGCCTGCTGCGCTGCGTTATCACGTTTCATGATGACGTCCGCAGAAAGCTCATAAGACTTATTGGTCACTGTACCGTCGGCCCAGTACCCGCTTTCTTTGGTCTGAACGGTGGAAGTATCCGCAGAAATAGAAAGGGTATTGGTTTCAAGCCCCCCAAGGAGCGTCCACACCGGTTTATCTTTCGTCGCGCCTTCGCCGTAGTTGACGTAAAGTACCTGGCGCTTGCCGGATACACCGACGCCGCTAGCAAAGGACGGGTAATTTTCTTTAGCAATAGTAATAGCCATGGTTTACCTCATTTCTCTAACTGGGCAATCTCTAGGACAACGCTCGCCGCGCCGCCCTGCCAGATGCCCTTTTCCGAATACACAGGCAGATTGATTCGCATGTTATCGACCGTCACGCGCCATAGGTGGAAACCATTGGCATGCAGTATATCCTGCAGGGTATCCCACCCTTCCTGACTACTCAGGAAATTCAGCAGTGTCTCCAGCCTTTCAGCGATACGCTTCCGCCCCTTATAGTTACTATAGACTTCCATATCCGTAGATACAGCCCACAACACGACATCATCATTGGGGCGGCAATCTGCTTTCGCCGCCCCAATGATTCCGTAGTCGAATTCAGTCTGATGGCGGAAATAATCTTCGATTTCAAAAACAGGAACGGAAGCGTCGAACCATTCCATGTCCTTCTTGCCGGAAAGTGCTTTATATAAAGACAGATTCACCGCATAAAAAGGGGCCTTGTAATTCATAATGCCTCCCCGCTCCCGTTCACGGCCGTCGCCGTCAGCTGTAAATAATATGGACGCGATTCATCAAGCAGTCTGACATCATTGATGATCCAGGTATAACCCCGGTATGCCAGCCGCCACGATACGTCTACGGGGTAGATCCCGCGGATATCTCGCAGCACGAAATACCGGGTATCCGCCGTCACATAATCGCCAACGAATACCTGCCTGCTCTGATCCTTCTGCTCACACATAGCAAAAAGAGTGGCCACCTCTGCGAAGCTGCCACTCTTTACCCCGCCAAGCTCATCTCGCTCCGAGGCCATAGGCTTCAAGAGCGTGACTTTATGTGTGAACCGTCCCGGATTTCTCTTGAACACTTCAAGCGCCCTGCTTGATGACAGTGAAGGCGGCGGTATAGGTGTTGATATCGGTGAATCTGCAGATAGCACGGACAAGTACGGAGTTGTTGCGGAAGCCTGCAGATTCATCTGCCGCTACTTCCAGTTCCGGGTAAGCGATATGGTACATCGCGCGGAAATCGCCAACCAATACCGTGTTGTCACCCAGTTCGTCATTTTCCACAACGATGACCGGACGACCTTCGAGCTGGCGGATGGTGCTGCCGTTCGCGTCTCTGGTGAGCAGGTAGCGGTCTTCTTTGTCAGAGACTACGGCCATAGCAGCGAAGGTCTTCTGATTCATGACGATGGTCGCATTAGCTCCCGCATCCAGCGGCAGGGAAATAACCGCAGCCTTAATCGCATCCAGTCCTTCTTTGGACGCTACCGCGGTAACAGTTTTAGCGGTGGCGTCAACAGCTGCCTTTGCGGCGGAAAGGATTTCTTTATTAACAGCCTTCACATAGACGCGATTAAACAGTTTTCCGATCACCGCCATGACATCGGTTTTTGCGTCCATCAACAGTTCGCGGGACACAGGGATGATAGCGCCCTTAGATGCCAGGTTGAACTTGGTGGAGGTAAATACTGCCTTCGTCTCCGCGATCGCGTTGTTTTCATCGAAATCGGTCAACGTTACAGTCTGAGAATAGTCGATGATCGGAACGGAGCCGGAACGGGTACCCACAGAGATAGCAGTTGTCAGGGAGCGAAGGTCGTTGTTGATGCCGTTATTTTCCTTCAGGTCGAGGAGTTCAGACGGGATCAGCACGCCACCATCTGCGTCTACGGCCCCGTTCTGACCAGTAGCTGTGTTGAAAAATTTCGCGGTATCTTCATTCTTAACACCGAGAAGGTAAGATTTCAGTGCTGCATTAAAAGATTTCTTGTCCATGTTGTTTTCTCCTTTGTTTTTGGAATTCTTCGCAGCAGCTTCTACTTCGAGCTGCTTTTCATAATCAGACAGTGCGTCCTGCAGCTTATTCTGCATTTCAACCGGCACGGCCTTTTTCTGATCGATCAGTGCCTGGATCTCTTCTCTCAGAGACTTGATTTCTGCTTTCATTTCAAGACTTTTTAACATTCGATGTTCCTCCATCTAAAATAGCGAGCCAGTACGCCTCGGTCTCTTCGTCCAAATGGTCGGGCGGCTTCGCGCGTTGCGTCATATTTCTATGAGCAGTGAGCTGTTTATAGCTCGGCGCCTTATTGCCGTAGGCCGCCCGGTAAGCAGGCAGCGCGCAGTTGATAATAAACAGGTCTTCGAGGTGCTGGTAGCGGCGGATGTAACCATTGATCAGCGCCTCAAGCTCGGCCATGGTATATCCCGCAAACTGCTCCGGCCGCAGGTGAAGCTCCCCAAGCGCGATAGGCTCTAAAGTTTTTAAAAAATCGGTGAATGACGTAAAGGACGGACTTATGTCTTCTTTCTGACTGCCATGATCTTTTTTGGGTCGCCGATAGCTCCCGATTTAGCAATAGCCTTAAACAGGGTCACAGACGCCGACGTGAACTTTCCTTCCGCCATGAGCTGGGTAAAAAGATTGTCGAGTTCATCGTCGGAAAGCACCGTCCCGCCGCCCGTGAGCCCCCATCGAAGCAGGGAGTATACGGTATGCAGCGGAATCGTCACACCGTTCTGAAGCCTGCCTAAGGTGACCAGCAGGCTTTCGCCCAGTTCCTTTTCCAGATTGAAAATACTTTTGACGGTAAATCGTACCTTGTACTCTTTCCCACCAATCTTCATTTTTTCATCAGCTTCAAGAATCATCAGTCTTTCCTTCTCCTCCCTCGTTTGTTGCACTGTCCCCGAGAAGCCCAGTCCCGCCGCGCTGGCTCAATTTGTCCGCCGCTGGATCGTCACTTTCAGGATAGCTCAAAGAAATGCGGGCTTCATTTGGCGTCAAGATGCCCGCGCCCGTATAAGCGCAGAGCACGCTAGCCTTTGCACCCGCATCTAAGAAATCAAATACGTTATTGCAGATATCGAACCGGAAACCTTTCTGCCTCTGGCGACGCGTCAGAAGCTTGATAGTCAGCTCCAGCGCATACTGGTTTACGATCGGTGCAATCGTATTATTATAAAAAGACGTCATCTGCGTAGTAGAAAACGTTGCAGTCCCTGCCCCGCCTACCACGTTCAGCATGAAAAGCGGGATGCCAAAGAAACTACTGATTTCCTGCGTGTTGATGGTCTTCAGCGTATCGAAATAGTCCTTGATATTATTTGAGATGTTCGAAGCGCTCATTCCGGCGGGCAGAGGCAGGATCGTGCTATCTGTATTCGACAACAGCTCTTTCACCTGTTTCTGCAGTACCTTCTGTTTAGATACGGAAAGGTCGGAAGTATATGAGAGCACGATGGTCCCGCTAAATCCATTTTCCACGCTGGTCCGCAGCGCGCTTTCGACTTCGGCATTTCCATCTAGTGTACTTCGGATCACTTCTAGGGCGCTTCGTCCCACAAGGCCGTTAGCCGAGTAGGCTTTCACGTGCAGCATCTCTTCCGGCAGAATCGTGTAAGTCCTGCTAGTCACTGGATCCGTGTATTCGTAAACAATGCGCCTTGCTCCATCAAGGATGTTTGCATCATCCCAATACATGCGAACTCGCGCCGCATCCAATGGCACAAGCGCCGTCAGCGCGCCGAGAGCGTCGCAGCAGATATAAGCGAAGGCGTTCCCGCACCCGAGCCGCTGCTTCTCCATGTACTCCCAGAAGGAATAGGCATTGATACCGGGATACGGCTGCAAGTTCAAGACTTCCTCGAATCCCGCCATCAGTCGGGTGATTTCCTGATGGTCTTTCCCGTACAATCCCCATCGAGTTTGTGCGATCTGCCGGGCAAGTGTCTCTATACATGTCGAATACACGGCATCGCCGTTCGCATCTACTGTTACACGGCGACCGCGTCCGATGGGAATCACGCTCGCACTTGGGCCGTCCCGTTTCCTGTTCGCGGCGAAGCCGTTAAAATACGCCTTGATTCGGTCGAACATGATACTACACTCCTTTCGCCTGTTCCATCAACGCTTGCAAGTTTTCAGACACGGTATACACGTTCTTGCTCCGCAGGTCTTCTACCTGCTTCTTCAATTCGCGGTTTTCTTGCACAAGGTTCACCAGCGGAGCCTCCGCTGCCATGCCGTTTTTTCTCTTTGTGGCCACCAGAGAGACGTGGTCAAAGGTGGCAGCGGCTTCATCCCCGGTCAGATACACATCACCTTTTTCGATCGCGACAAAGATATCCCCATTGTCACAATGTTCGTCGATGATGTTATGCATCACTTTATCGATAGCCTCCATGCCGTCCGCATCGCTACGAAGTTGAGTTTTAGATCCGATAGAAATCGTCCAGCAGTTGTGCAGCATGAGCAAGCTGTTCTTGTCAATTTCGACCGCATCACACGCAAGAGCAATGATAGCTGCCGCGGATGCCGCAAGAAATCCGACACGCGCCGTCACCTTGCACTTCGCGTTTGCGATGCAGTGCGCTGTTTCCAGTCCCTCGAGAGCATCGCCTCCTGGAGAATCAATATACAGCACCACGTCCTCTGTGGCGGTTTCAATTAGATCCCGAAGTGTCGACAGATCGTAAATTGTACCAGTAATAAATAAGTCCATCATCATTCCTCTTTCCTGTACATTTGAAGCTGCGTCAGCATCGCTCGAGCCGTGTAATCCATTGTTACCACGCCGGTAAACATACCCTCGCGCCGATCATACGCACTCGGCATCCACTGGGTCAGTACCCACATATCGCATTTATCGGAAAACACGGAATCTTTGGCATAGATTTCATCAAAGTCATCCACCGCATCACGGATATAGGAATAGCCCTGACTAATGGCACTCTCGATATATCCGTCATCTTCTTCGTAAGGGATACGCAGGTAGTCTTTTACCTGGTCCACGCTAATCATTCGTACCTCCCACCTCTCTCATCCATTCATCGACCATTTCATCGCCCGTAGGCAGGTCGCTATTGAAATCAATATACGGGGCGATGAATCCTGTGATCGCAGCATCTACGGGGTCGATACGGATATTGCTGTCAGCCCGAAGGCTGACTTTTTCCACGGAATAGAACCCGGATGGATTTCTAACAAGAAGAGAATTTGTCACCGCTTTTTCGAATATGTCTTCATGCCCGCGATGGTAAGCGAGCACCCCGTCTTTTAGATATTGCCCGAAGGCTTCGATATATTGGCTAAGCGCCTTTGGACTTTGATTCTGCAGTATGAAGGTATCGCATACAGACTCCAGCCGATCCTGAATCCCCGCCACGTTATACGGGTCCGACGCAATGGTCACGAAGTGAAGCCCATTCTTTTCCCGCAGAGTATCCAGCTGCTCGAAGATCTGCGGAGTATCGATATTGTCGCCGCCTGCCCCGTTGCATAAAAAAAGCTCAGTCCCGACATAATCGGTGTAACTGAACTTGTCTTTCTCTATATGCGCCTGCAGTTTATTCTCTGGCATCCACGACATGACATGCATAAATAACCGATGCCGCGCCGCCGGACTGTTTTTCTTCAGCAGCTTGCCCGTCTTGCTTTCGCCAACGAAGCAGAGAAGCACAACGCTGGAAAGGTCAAGCGTCTGAGATAAGTCGACACCCAAGTACCAATCTATATAGCCCTTAGTTATTACATCTTCCATGTCATAGTCCACGCCGCAAGCTTTTAGCTGATCATAGGAACACAGGCTCCGGTCCTCGGCAGAGTACCAGGCATTGCATTGTTTCGTCACGAAGGACTGGAGGGCGAATCCTTTTTCCGTGCACGCCGCACGCGCCTTTTGCGCATACTTTTCTTTAATATGCTTCTTTACCGTAAACCCGTCTGCCTCAAACAACAATACCGGGTTCGCCTTTCCCCATGTGGTAATCTGCCCGAATTCTTTCGCCTGCAGCTCCTCCTGGTTCGGTTCCGCTAGAAATAGAAACACGTTGTCAGGCAGCGCATCCTCGTAGAGCATTTTCCGAAGCGTCAGCCATTTCTTGTGGTTGTCACTTCCCACGGAAAACTGCGCCGTCGACATGGTCACCAGCAGGGAGTCCTTAAAATGTGCCTGCCCATCTTGGATGGTCTTCGGGATAATTTCATCACAAAGCATCTCTTCATCAATGACCGCTACTTTGTTGGTATAGCCGTCGAGGGAATTCTTCGCACCCCCGCCGGTACGGAACATGTCGAGCCGGTTGCCAGTGTTCTTGTTTTTTGCCCAGCAGGCCGTCTTGTTGACGTTGCTGAACGTCTCGGCAAGATACGGGTCGTTTTCAATAAACTTCGTGAACTCATTGAAGCAGATGGTCGCGTTCTGCCCTTTGCACGACGCTAGTACAATCAATTCATTCCGGAATTTACTCATCCCCATCAGGTAATGAAGCACACCGGATAAGAGAAAAGATTTACCATTACGCCGCGCCATGTACAGGTTCGCCGTATTGACCACGTAACCACCATCAGGGGTCCTCAACCCGAATATGCCACACATGATGAATTTTTGCACCGGATATAGCTCTAAATGCCGGGGCTTTCCATCTTCATCAATATAAATCAGCATATGCAAGAACTGGAATAAGCGCCGCATAGCTTTGCCGGCGAACTGATACCTGCTACTGGCGTACATTTCCAAAAAACGGGCGAAGCAACGGAATTCAGATTCGCCCAAGAGGTCTATATCCGCCCTTTTGACTAGAGCCTTATAGTAATCTCCAATAAATTCATTCAGTTCATGGGGGATGTGCAGATGTTTCACTGCGTCTTCTATATTCATGGCCAAACCTTTCTTCGTACACCTCTTTCCCCTTCTGAATACGGACGAGCGCTTCATTGCGGCGCCCGTTGTTATACCAGACATGGATCTCTTCGTGACTGGCATGTCCTACCGGGATCAAATTGTCCTCATCAAAAAATCGATCTGGAGCGGCGTCTCTTTCAACAATATGATGAACGTATGCCGGATCACACTTTTCCCATATACCGATACCTAGAAGCCACACGTCATAGCCTGAATACTTCAGTATCACAGCCTTGCGACACCGCTGCCAAACGCGGGAATGATAGCGTCTTGTACTCTCATTCATACACAGACGCCTCTTCTGGTAAGCCGCAGCCATTTTGGCCCTACATACGGGGCATTCTTTCCCAGTGAATAACTGGTGACAGTTACTACACCGCTTAAAAGTCGCCATCTTTCTCCGCCTCATTCAGAATCCGGGTATATGGGTTACCATAATCCGCCAGCTCATCCTTGATTTCACTGAACCGCAGTACCTTGTACAGATTCAGCGCAATTTTGTTATATTCCTTGTATAGGATAATTTTATTTTTCAATGCGGTGATTTTGACATCATCCTGCGCAGCCGCTATCTCTTGGCTGATTTCTTCGGCCATCACCATAAAACGGCAATATTGAAGGATCAGCTCCCGGTTAATTTGGGTGACAGAACTACATTTATGATTCAACGTCCAAATGTAGTCATTTAGCGCCTTAATCGCCCTATTTCTCTTAATGTTTGCCATTTTACCTTAATTTTCCATCAATGATAAGAAAAAAAGAAAACTCCCCGCCGATACGACGCAAGGCAGGCCAAAATTTTCAAACATACCCCCGCCTTGCCAATGAAAAAGCCATCCGATTTCTCGGACAGCTTTTTTATTTTTCTAATGCGCGTCGTATCAACGCTTTATATTTTACGGCATCAAGCATAGTCTTGAAGCAATTATGCATTCGGGCATTCTGCTCGTCCATTTTGTTCCCCTGATAAATCGCATGTCTGGCTTCTATCTGCTCCGCTTCCCTATTAAGGACTAGATAGTGATAGAAATCTCCCTTTTGCGGGGTAAATGTGTATTGATTGATTGCGGTATCATCTTCAAGCATCATCCCGATACACATAGGCGCGGGCTCGGGTGTTCGAGTATAGAGCTCGCCAGCGCGGACCACATACTCATGCCCGTTCAGCGAAAACCATTCGCCTTCCTTTGCGCCCTTCAGTTTCATCAGCGCAGTCAAGCATTTCTTTTCTGCCCAGCTATTCATAGTTAGCCTCCTATTTCGAAACGGATATCCCACTTCATTATACTACAGGCTGCCGTGCAAAAGAGCGCCTCTTATGAGACGCTCTTTTACGGCATACCTTAAATTTGAAGGAGGCCAAGCATGGAAACGACAGCACAGATCGACTTGTCGGGAATTTCTCCCCTGTGCGATTTCCCTTTTACTATTATATCAGCATTCGATGTAAACTCATGTAAACAGTCAAGAGGTATTTTGAGAAATCATACGGATAGCGCGGTCTCGCATACGAGCCAGCCACTGCCTTGTGAATCCACGTTTCTCCTCGATCTCTCGCCATGACATGCCAGCCAGATATCTATCATAAAGTATCGTTTTCGCCTTTGTATCACGACATAGGGCAAGCAATTCATACGCTTTCTTTCTCATGCTGGTGAGGATATCCATGCATTCCAGCAGGCGCTTGTCCAGCTTGTCGCACCGTTCGATGATCTGCTCCAGTACTTGAGACAGGTCAGAGTTCACCGTGACAGTGATTTTCGGTTTATCGTACTGTACCGCCTTTACGGCGGCGATGTCATTTGCCACGTGTTCCCTTTCCTGTATCAGATCATAGAGCTCCTGCCGCTGGCTGCGCAGCTTCTCGAAGAAATCACGCACCTCGTCTTCCGTCATCCTCGTTTCTCCTTCTTCTCACACCGGTGCATATCATTCCCATGTCTACTCCGGCAGCCTACGCTGCAGTACTTCTGCTTTGCGGTGTTCGGCTGAAACAGGTGACCACACTCAGCACAGAGCCTTGGCTTGTATATCTTCCCACAAAGAGACTGCCTTTTTTCGTATTTTCGCTCGAGCGCGCGTTTCTTCTTCTCTGCCGTGTCGCTTGCCTCGTAGTACTTCAAGAGGATGACAGCGCCCGGATAGTCGTCTGCCTCCCACCCGCGGTCAAAAAGCTGACGCGCGCGCGTCCAGAAGGCAGCGCTTGCCATCCATTCCAGATCGAAATGCTCCCGCTCGCTTGGCATGATCCCGATATGCCCCCGGGCGTCGCTCTCGATCACCATGAAAAGGTAACCATTTGTAAGCATGCCAGGCCTCAGGGTATCCTTCGCCAGCAAGAGTTCGGTCACTCTGGCTCCCTTGCGGAAATAGAGGATCATACTTTGGTCGCCTCTTTTCTTTCTGATGTCAGTGAACCGCCGGGATGCTTAAACCGCACGCCGGCTTCCTCGAATAAGCACTGCCTCAGCTCCGCCGGTGTTACAAACCCTTTCTCTACGGTGTCGTAAAGTTCCAGACACATCTCTGCAAACCGTTCTTCCCGTCCGTCTTTCTTCATCAGCTCGCCGAAGTGATCATGGATCACCATGACCGGGATCGCGATTAGTTCTTCAAATAGCCTTGATACAGCTTCATTTTTTGCATGTGCCGCTAATTTTGCTGCTTCTTGTTTGACTGCCTGCGAGCACAAGTCTTTTAGATACTCCGGCTTGACCGTGAGTGTAGCGTTTTTATTCTTTTGACGCTCGATCTTCCTGCGCACCTGTCTGCTGAGCAGGGATCCGGTTGTGTCGATCATGCTTGTCCCTCCTTGTCAATAATATCCGTTTGCATTATCCATCTGGATGACGTGCACCTGCAGCCCCGCGGGACGGGTTGTGTCTGCATAAACTTTTTTACACTGAGTCAGAACTACTTGCTTGTCGTCCTCATAGGCGATGCCGTTCAGTCCGTCGAGTACGACTTTCAAGATGTTGTCAATGTCCGGCTTCCCCGGCGGAAGTTTCCCCGCCAGCGCCTCTGCCTTCTTTGCCCGCGTCCATGACTTCGGGATCGAAAAGACTGCCTCGATCACGACCATCACAGGCCCCTCAAAGCAGGTCCCGTGCTGTGCTTCGTAAGCATCCGCGATCTGCCGTTCATACGACTTCGTTTTGCCCGGCGTGTAGACAGTCCCGCTTCGCGAAGAGAACCGCGGTCTTGCTTTGCCCTGTACCTTACCCGGCACGAAGAAATATACCAAACTCATCGCTCCTCCCTCCGTCTTTCTGCCTCTCGCGCAGCCATGGAGTCCAGCTGAATTTTCAGTACTGCAACATCTCGCGTCAGCTGGCTAATGTCTCTCCTGCATTCGAAGATGGCGAGCTCCATGTCTTTCATCCTGCCCCAAGCCCAATACACCAGCATCAGCAGTCCGAAAGCACCGGTGTAGGCAAGGAGCAGGATTTCCCACTCAGTCATGTGATCGTCCTATATACATCCAGCACGTCTCTCATGCGGATGACGTAGTGAGGAAGCTCCTCTATATAGAGCCAGCTATTCATCATTGTATATATCGCTTCGAGCATCTGCCCCAAGTCTTCCTTTGAATAATCAAATACAGTCAGCTTTACAGCTTTGATACGGTCTGTGTTGGACAGATCCGCGTAAAGATGCAAATTCCCATCTAAGTCCTTGTCGATATAGATTTCTTTCGGGTCCGTGACAATAGCCCCGGATTCTGTCTGAATAATAATCATGATTCCTCCACTGTATAACCATGAAACTCTATCCAATACTGATTGACTTCTCGCATTTTCATCAAAGCCTCTGCCTCGCTCTTGCACGGGAAGTCTTTGTTCGTCCATTTATCATCCTTCTCGATGTAGCGATGCATCTGCAGCAATACTTTTTTCTTCGGCGTCCGCCCCGTCCGGTCCGTATAGCTCCGGATCGTCAGCTCGATGCGGTCAGCGCCCTTCACAAGATGGCTTCGCATGACTTGCCTCCCTCCTAAAATACAAATCTGTATTTTTCTGGCTTTTTCTGACTGCTTACAAAATCAGCTGGTTTGCTATCATAAAAAGATATGTCTAAATCCAGTCAACTCTTTTTACGGTGAGTGAAGGGGTGGAAGGGGTGGGTGTGTATGTTAAGGAACACCCACCCTTACACCCCCATTCACCGCCTGGAATAAACCGTAACAATTACATATATTTCCTATATAGAGTTGTTACGCTTTTTGTTCTACTTTATTCGGACGATTCCCCCACCGCGTCCATTAGCAATTTCATAGACCTGTATCGGGTCATTCGCCTGACTCATATATCGCTTAACTGTCATTGTTGATACCCCTAGCTCATCCGCCAGATTGGTCTGATTCACGACATCCCCGTTTGCCAGATGATGCTCCAGCGTCCGAATAAACTCTTCGTAGCGGGTATTTTTATTCTGCGTCTGGGCGATGTTGCCCTTGATGCGATTCCCCTCGATGCTGCCCTCAGTACGCTTCGGATCGATATCAGGGGCGAGCGTGTGGAGCGGATACTGGAAGAGGATTGCTTTCGGCTTCGGTGTTTTGAACTCGCGAAGGATGCAGGTACAGCAGTAAGCGACGTCGCAGCCATACTGTTCCTTTTCCTCCTCTTTCAGCTCGATCGCCGTCAGGTCGATGATGGCGTCTGCGTCGCGGGAGAAGACGCCCGAGCCGCTGCCGCGGTCGGTCGCTCGCTTGGCGCCCTGCGCGCCCTTGGAGTGATGATGGCAGTAGATGACAGAGCATCCCAGCTCGCGGCAGATGTAGTCGAACTGATTCCCGAAGTACGCCATATCGCTGGCGGCATTCTCGTCACCCGTGATGACCTTGTAAATAGGGTCGACGATGATCGCCTCAAGATGCATATCCTTGCACCGCCGGACGATGATCTTTGCCAACTTATCCATCGGGAGCGCCTTGCCCCTGAGATCCCACACGATGAGATTGCTGGAGCTTGGATGCATCGGCATGCCCTTTGCCCGGTAGATGTGTTCCAGTCGGTCGATGAAAGACTTCTCGTCGATTTCCAGATTGATATAGAGGACTTTCCCCTGCCGGCATCCCCATCCCAGAAACTCGCCGCCGGACGCAATGGCAAGTGCCAGCTGCATCAGATAGAAAGACTTCCCCGCCTTCGAGGGGCCGGTCAGGATAGCCTTGTGCCCCAGACGGAGGATGCCGTCGATCAGGACCGGATTCAGAGGCGGCGGGTCATCGATGACCGTATTGAGCGGGAGGAATGGCGGCAAGTCATCCTGCTGCTCCTCTGTCCATGCGAGCCATGCCAGATAGTCCTTCTGCCCCTGATTGACGCCGATCAGGAACTGCTTCTTGCCGTTCCGCGTGACGCCCGGCATGCGGGACAGGCGGGACGGGTTCTTGTTCTGCTCGTCGACTTTGAAGCCGTTTTTGTTGCAGATGTCGTAAATATGGGCGACGCGCTCATAGTATTCCTTCTGTGTCGTGGCATCGACATGGACGATGGCATGCACCGACTTCCCGCCGGAGTAGACGATGGCAGCGCATGGCAGCTGCATCTGTCGGATGAGCGCCAGCTGCTGGCCGAGCGGCAGCGTGTCCGACTCCACCAGCGCATAGCGATAATCAGTGACATTCGCATTCCTAGCCCCTTTTCCGTCCAGCGGATTGATGCGGATCCATGCCCCTGCCGCCTCATTCTGCAGGCTGCCGACGGCACTAGACATCTTTTCGGCATGCTTCAGCGCCTCGACGATCTCCCCGCACGTCCGCTTACACTGGCCATTATCGACAGGCTTCCATTTTCCGTCCTTAGCCAGGAAGGAATTCACCGCAAGTCCGACATACTCATCCGGCTTGAAGAGCGCCTGCAGATAGGAGATGAGGTCCCCTTTCGGGTCCCATTCCTCATCACTTGGCTCAAGGAAATTTTCCGGCTCGACCGTCGATGGATCGATCAGGAAGTCCGCATCCGTGAAGGTGAACCCCGTCACGGTGCGAACCGGTCCTTCATGACGTCCGGCAGGCTTCCACCCGCCTTCCTTCGCCCACTGGGTGATGACGGCGCCGGTGACTGGCTGCTCGCGGTCTTCATGGAAAGACTGCCACTTCTTTGCGCATTCGCCGTCGTGATATTTGCTGCCCTTCCTGCTCCACGCGTCCCAGACACTCACGGGATAGCCCTCCTTCTGGAGAGCCATCCCGACTTGAACCCATCGTTCGTAGCTGTAGTCTGGGTCGATGAAGTCAAGGAGCGGCACTAGATCGATCTTGCTCATAGCCGTTTACCGTTCAGGCTTGTAGTACTTCTTGATGACATTGCGCGTGGTCTGCTTGCCGTTCCACTCGGACGTTTCATTATCAATTTCAAATTCGCCTTCCTGCCCTACGGCGGTCGTCCAGAGCGGGTCATCTGCACCGCCGATGCCGTTCTCTTTGAGCGCATCACCAAGACCGATGGCATCGAAGAAGCAGGCGAATTTCCACTTCTGGTTGCTCTTGTAAACCAAGTAATCTGTAAGGCGTGTCTTTGTTCCGTCTTCGTGATGGATGTCCATCAGGATGGTCTTCATGAGCGTGTTATCCTTCTTCGTGAAGCCGGTCTGGCAATCGTAGACCACGAAGTGGTAACGACCTTTCGGGATGGGATCGAAGAGACCTCCCTTATCCTTGAAATCATCGTCCGTAAAACTGGAAAATCCAGTAACCACCATTGCCTTTTCCTTCTCGGTATCCGGCGTAGCATTTCCAAACTGTCCAAAATTCGGCATAGTATGTTCCTCCTAAAATATAAAATTCGTAACTTAATATGTGAAAACTGAGGAAAAATCCCTCAAAATCATGATTACAAACAGAAATCGTGGTTATAGACTAAAACGGAGTGCGAATGTTGTTCAGCACATAGTATTTGAATCCCGCCCAAGTCTTAGGCTTGATGAGTGCTTCTACATAGTCCGCAGGGATCTTCGCTAGATTCTCTGCTTTCGCTGCGGGCTCGTTAGGGTCTACTTCGCGGATAGCTTTCAGCAGTTCCCCCTCCGTGATCGGCGAAGGATCCGCCTCCGATACGCCGAGCGCCATCAGACGCGCGAGCTCGTCATACACATTCGTGGGCGGGGCTGGCTTCGTTTCTGCGGGCTCCGCGGCCGTTTTAGGGGTGATCCCCTTCTGTGCCTTCTTCTTCGCCTGATACGCCTTTTCCATGGTGGTTTTCGGCGGCGTGACAGGACGGGCGGGGATGATAGACTGGATTTCCTTGAAGTCGAAGTCCAGAATATCTGCGAGGCCGAAGCGGTTTTTGGCGTCTGCGAACGGCGTGTGCGTTGCGCGCATTCTCCGCTGGCCGCCTGCCGCCTTGCCTTTGCCGTCTGCGCCCTGCCGGATGATGACTTTGTAGTCTGCAAAGAGCAAGAGATCCGCCCACTCTTTGAGAAGAGCCCCCAGTGAATTGTTCTTGCTCCCGGGGAGCTTCATCTCCCAGTGGTCATAGCTCCCGGTATCATCCGGGCGGGTGACCGTCCGCTGCATCGCGTGTGCCAGGAATACGACATTGAAGCCCATATTCACCAGCACCTCTGCATTGACCAAGAGCTTTGAGAATTCTTCAGCGAGGATCACATAGCCCTTGCCGTAGCCAAATTCTTCGATACTCTTCTTGTTGCCGTTTGCCTTGCAGATGTAGGCACTCGCCAGTTTTGCCGCCATATCCGCCGTGTCGATGACGATCGTCGAATAGGGAAGCGACGGGTCGCGCTGGATCTGGTCCAGCGTGCCCATGAGAGCGGGCCAGTCCTGAATGGAATCGATGCGATCGACATCCATCCGGCGGCTGCCGAGGTCCAGATCGAGGAAAAGCGGCGCGGGAAAATGACTGGCGAAAGTCGTCTTCCCGATGCCTTCCACGCCGTATACCACGACCTTGACGGCACTCTGCTGGATACCCTTGTTGATGGTAAGCATACATACCTCCTAATGATGTATTTCTAAAAGTGAATCGCCGGATGGCTATCACTTAATAGACAGATTCTGTTTTTCCTCCAAAGAAGCGCCGGGAACGGTCTTTCCTGCTTTCAGAAGCTCTTTGATAGCCAGCTTGTCCGGCTTGGTCGTGATGACCTGCTTCATGAAGCGCATGGGGACCATATTCTCATCCGGGATGGATACCGTCACGGACTTTCTCCAGCGGATCTGTGCACTAGGCACATCCGCCTTCTTGCCCGCTTCCAGATGCATGGCCAGATAGGTTTTAAGGCTCTCCAGCTTCTTCTGCGCCGACACGGCTCTCGCCGTCAGCTTGTCTACTTCTTCTTTGTACTGCTCGATATCCGACTGGAGATTCTTGATATACCGGCAGATGTTATCCACCTTGGACCATTTCTCCATCTCGAGATCATCCAGTGCTTTTGTGTCCAGTACTTCCCCGGTGCTACCATCTACGGCAGTGCCTTCCGGGGTGACAAAGATATTTGCCAGCCTTTCGTCGATTTCATATAACGTCGCCATTTCTCCTCCTATTTCTGCTATAATAAAGGCAGGAATGAGAATCAAAACCTTCCTGCCCGAGCCTTAGCAGTAGCCGCTGCCAAGGCTCTTTTTCTTTACTCTTTCACCTGCAGCTCGATGACCTGCATCTCGCCATTGCCATCTTTCAGATCCTCGGTGTTCGCGAAGATCCCGGTGACGACCAGAGGCGGGACAGGTTCTTCTTCATTGAGGGCACTCTTGTACCCGAAGAAATAATCGTCTCCATCCTCATTGAACACGTGGACAGGCTGATCCTCCATGAGGAGCTCGAGCGCCTGTTCCAGCGTGACTTCTGCTTTCATTTAGTCGCTCCTTTCCACGAACGGTCGGTACTTTGACCGTTTCCTAGCCTTCTTTTCTTCGGCTGCGTTCTGTTTCTTCCACATCAGCGCCATGTGCTTATGCTCTCGGCAGCAGTACATGGCCGTTGCCGACTGTGTGCCGAATGCTTTGCCGCACCACTTGCAGCACCTTTCAAAGTAGCCACCACCGAAGCCTCTGCCCGCCGGAGCTTTCGAAGCCCTTGCAGCCTTCGGCTTATTCCGCTTCCAAAATGCCTTTTCGCATTTGGCGCTGCAGAACCGGAAGCGCTTGTCATTCTTGCTCATGACGCGGACCCAGTGTCCGCATTGCTCACATTGGAACTCGCGGAGCGGAATGCCTTCTTCCGCTTCTTCTTTAGCGTGGTCCTTATCGCGGCGCCCTTCGTAGTAAGAGCGCCTCTCACACTCTGCGGAGCAGAAGCGTTTCCGCGCTGCGGCATCCGCGGAGAGCGGCTTTCCGCAATATTCACAGCACCTCACTGCGCCACCGCCATTAGCAGGGTGTATGCCGCGGCGCACACCAGCGTCAGCGGATAGATCGCCACTTCCTTCCAGAACCTCTGGCGTGCGGCGCTAGGATCGTATTTTGTGGCTACTTGAGAGGCGAGAGCCGCGGTTCTCGCTTCTTCTTGCTCGCGGGCCTCCATCATCTGATGGACGATTTCTACTGCTTCTGTGCTGGTCATGATTTATTCGCCTCCCTGACTTCCGTGACCACTCTGGATGCCGCCATGTATCCGGCAGCTTTGCCCTCGTACATCCGCGCCATCATGTCCTTCGAACACAACCTGGCACTTTCCGCCAGATTCATATTGCGGGTTTCCTCGTGCCGCAAGAAATGCGCCATGGTTTCGATCAGCGCCTTCGACTCCACCATCTGCATGGCGACGGCAAGGGCGTCAGCCTTCCCCGTCAGGTAATCCCCGACGCAGGTGTCTTTGCAGGCGACCTGCTCGACGCCTGCATCAGCGCGAAGCGCGCCCAATTGTGCGAGGATCACTTCTCTCATTGCTTTTTCTCTCATTTCGTTCCTTATTCCTCCTTTAGGCGGTCTCATCGTTATGATCGGCTTCCTCCTTCTTCTTTTTTGCTAACCATTCCTGAAATGCCTGAATGTTTTTCGGGTCCTGATAAAACCGAGCGCATTCCCGGGCCACTCTTGAAATGTAAGGACCTTCCGGATGTTCGCTGTCCAACATGTTTATCACCTCTCATTTCTACCTGAGCTCGGGGATCTGTCGCAGGATGTCCCAAAGCGCCGTGCGCGGGGCGTCCGTGCTGATGTCCGCATAGCGAACTCCCCAATGGCGAGCTCCATATTTGAACATTGCCTCGACCGTGCAGTCGCTGCCGTCCTCGATGATATTCAGTGATAAGAGCGGCACGCCCGCCGCCTGCAGCGCCTGACAGAGCAGGGCGATCGCCTCTGCGCGGGCTTTCTTCTCTTTGGCGATTGCCTCGTTCCATTTTTCGTTTGTCATGATTCCTCCTCCATCCTCTTTTCGATTTCTTTCAGGGCCCATGCAGCGCCCTTGGCGAGGCCTTTCATGAACCAGGTGTCTCTGGGATTACGGTACTCGTGGTCTTTTTCTTTAGCGTCGTCAACGTATTCATAGACACACGCCATGTCTTCCACCCCGAAGTAGCCATGATCCTCGAGCGCGTGGCGAATGTGCCCTGCGACGCTGATGATCGCGGACTCCTGCCCGCTAATCTCCGTGGATTCTCCTACACCCGCCTCGACGAATCTCTTGTGAAGCTCGTCCAGTTTCGCACGCATGATGCGAAGTACCTTGTCCGCACCTTTTAATATTTTCATGGTTGATCCTCCTTTTATGCCTTGTTAAGTAAACTTAACTACCTAGGTAAAAAAATTTCCTCTACAGTAGCCCCTAATGCGTTCGCCAAGCTGAGCATAGTGCTAATCTTTAAATCTGTGACTGCGCCACGTTCGATATTAGCAATCGTTACTCTGGAAACTCCGGATTTCTCCGCTAATCCTTCCTGCGTTAACCCTTTGGTTTTTCGAACTTCTGAAAGATTATTATTGACCAT